GCATCCTTTTTATTGCCAGATTGGCGTAATGCTGCTCTATCTTTTTTTGCTGTTTCATTCTCGGAACTCTGCGGATTAGATGTTCCTGGTCGAATCGTCTTAGGAGCATTGGCTACTTTCTTAGAAGTAACACCTTTGCCTGCCATCAACTTATCGTACTGTGCTGCTTTATAGAGGGCTAGTACAGCGCGACTATCGTAAACCTGAGACAACTCTTGATCGGTAAATCCTTGAGCCTTTGCATAATTGCGTATGTCTCTACGGATTACTTCGGCTTTCACATCGTCTTTAAACTCTGGGATAGCCTCTACAAGTTTTGCCTGTTCTGCTTGGATATGCTTTTGCAACTGTGCTTGAGTATAAGACTGCTGTTCTTGCTGAACTCGCTGTCTTTCCATCTGCACCGCTTGCAATTGCTTCTCTCGTTCCATCTTCTCTGCCATGGCAACTGCATAAGCAATAGGATCTTCTGCCTTTAAATTAGACAGATCTTCTCCTTGGTCTTGCTGTTGTAACAGTTGCTCAATAACTTGGAGTCGTTGGGCATAGGTTTCTCTGGTCTTTGCTGCTTCCGCAATCTTTACTCGATCAGCCTCTACAGCCTTTCGTTGTTCCGCTAAAGATTGGGTTTTCTTCTGATAATCGGCAGTCCTACTGTAACCATTCAAAAGTTCATCAAGGCTAACTTCCACTTCTTCACCAGAGACTTTAACTCGGTATTTGGGGAGTTCCTCTACTTCTTCTTCTTGGCTTTCAGCTTCTTCTGCACTTACATCTTGCTCCTCGGACTCGGCAGAATACTCTGCCTCACTAGGTTCTGGTTGGGCTTTCGCCTCCTCCGCTTGTGGTTCAAGAAAAGACATAAATGCATTAGCTGCACCTGATACAGAATTGTCTACACTCCCTTGTGGGTTGGTGTTTTCACTCATTTTCGACCTCTATGGTTGTTAAAAAACCTTGACTCGCTTCTTTTCAATTTCGCCATTGTGTGCGATTGATTGAATAGATGCTTCAAATTCTTCTAGTGCCTTTAGTTTGACTAAGGCTCTTTCTCTACCTTCTACATCATGCTCGGCAGAACTAAAGATATACGACTTGAATGAGTCTTTCTGAGCCTGTAATAGCTCTTGGAAAAACTCATCGCCTAATAATGTTTTAGCTCTGTCGGTTGTATTCATCCAGGTATCCTGACATCACCTGTTAATTTAGCACCGACTTGTGCTGCTTTTAACTGAGCCTCTGCTTGGAACTCTGCTGTCTTGAGTTCTAGGTTAGCTGCTGCCTTCTCTCTTTCGAGTTGGATAGAGGCTTGTGCTTTTGCTTTAGCTATTTCAATGTCGTTTAGAGCTTTAGCACGATCTACTTCGATCTGTGCTTGTGTCTGTGCCATTAGCGCATCCATCGCTGGATTAGGTATTGGCTGTTGTGGCTGTGGCTGAGATAGTTGTTGGTCTAGCTCTGGTGGAATCTCTTTAAAAAACTCCATCGAATCTTTGTATCCTGCTGCCTCGATAAACTTACCGAGTGTGTTGCGATACTGACCCACAGATACCAATGGATTAGCAAAGCCTTGGGTTGACAAGATTTGCTCTTGTTTCTGCATGACCATTGCTGCCATCGCCATCTTCTGATCTTGGCTACCTGTGCCTAAACCTACATTGACTGTTACATCGTAGTTGTTCTTCCACTCTCTTGGGTCGATAGAGACATACTTGCCTCGTAAACGAATGACCCTTGGCTTGTCCTGATACTTTAGGATCAAGTGGAATATGCCTGCAAATAAGTCCTTTACACCTGTGTCGGCAAAGATTCTAGCAATCATCTCTATACGACCAGAGCCTGCTTGTTGCATTGCTGCAATCGCTGTAGCTGTGGTGTTTTGTAGAATGTTAGGATCTATGCCTTGGCTTGTAGAAGTAACGCCTGAACGCTTCTGCAATACCTGATCCATGTAATCAAGCATTGGGAACGACTGTGATGCTGTTGCCGGTACAGATAATGACTGAACCGCACCTTGAGACTTAATCCGCACTACACCGCCTGGTGATGTGGTTAATAGGTCATCTAGGTTTACTTGTCCATCTAGGGCTGTAACCCTAGGCATATTGGTAAGGTACAGGTTATCTAGGATCTGACGAGTAATCGTAGACTTAATAAGCTGTATGTCCATTGCTCTGTCGGCTAGACTCTGACCAAAGAACTTGTGTGGCATAGGAATAGGGCAGATGCTTGCAAAAGGAATGTGATCTGTTTCCTCGTTGTCAATAATCTGATCGCCTGCATAGACTACCTTGCGGAGTTCTGCAATCCCATCACCATCAAAGTCGGTACGAATATAGCATTCGAACAACTCTACTTCTTGCATCGTAAAGTCTAGGCTTTGTGTTTCGTCTGGCATCTCGCCTGCACTGTACCTTGCTACTCTCTCAGGAGTGTAAGTAAGGTCGTTGTACGCTGGCATCTTGTCCACTTGATCTTGTGGATAGCCCATTGCGATTAAGTCTGATCGTGTCTTGACTGTGCGATGTGCGACAAATTTAGCGTTCTTAATGCTCTTATCGCGTTTGGCGATTAAGAACTCCTCTGGTGGCACATTCTCTACACAGACCTTACCGACTTCTTTTTTCTTCTTAATGACTACATTGTAAGAAAGGATAGGCATACCCATTGGGTCTATGCCTACTTCCTCGGTCTCTTGGCTGATTAACTCCATCTCGCCATCAGCAAACAGAAGTGTTAGTTCTTCTGCGTTTAGACCTTTGTATTCTTCCTTGGTAGGATCTTCGCTATCCTCCCACCAATACTTTACGATTCCATTCTTCTGTAGAAGTGCATCCTTCATCCAGTTATGTAGGATGATGACACCATCGTTATCGCTAAAGAACACATAGTTCGTAAGTTCGGTAGCTTGCTTGGCGAACTCCTCGTCTCCTGGCATCCTTGGCTCGAACCGACCTAATTCGTCTGATCCAGCAAAGATACGCATTAACTGAGGTAAAGCACCATCTACGACCTCGGCTACCTCGCCTGTTACGATCTTAGAACGACCATCTACCTCGTTCCCATACTCGTAACGATTGTAGTAGTTGATCGCCTTTGTGCGTTGCTCTACTGTCTCGGTCTCTACATAGCCGATAGCATCGTCTATCTCTGCTTCGAGAATGACCTTTAGTTTCTGTTCATCCATTTATACGATCCATGAAGTTTTTACTGTTATCGGTTGCGACCAAGTAGTGTTTTGTTCCATTCCTAATGCTAAATAACGAAAGCTGTCGCTTCCATGACTTGCCCAGTCGTGCATTGGCTTGTCAAAAAAGACATTACGCTTTTCGTCATAATCGCGCCTATAGTTCCTAAGACAGTCTAGCCCTTGCTTTACCTGTGGCATATTGAACCAACATCTCGGTAAGAGTCTACGGACTGCCTGAATACCATCATCTACAGAAAGTCTTGGCAGAACCCGAACATCTAGTCCAGCTTCTCTCAACACTTCCAATCTGCTCTTGCCTGTGCCTAGTTCTCTTACTTCTACATCGTGTGGTAGGAGTTGCTCTGCTTTCTCCCAGTTCTTTTC